GGTGTCTCCACTGTACGTGTGGACGAACTCAACAAAGTTGGCAGGAAGGAAACAGCTAGAAACCGTAGCAGTACCTTCTACTGAGTAATGAACATCTACTGTAGACACGATTCGGGTAACACGCTGCGTAACAGCGGAGCTAGAAGCTGCTGTACCTGATGCGTTAACAGTTTGTGATGTAGAGGGACGTAGGCACTGAATTGCCTGTGAATTTGCGTCTCTTGCTAAACGTGACATAGGGTTCTCCTTGAGTCAGAAAATGAATGGGGTTTTTAAAAGGAACCCCGTAACCTTATGTTGCTTACTCGTCAGCGATAGCCAGAACAAAACCTGCTTCTGGTCGATACACTTCAACACCGTAGAGGGTGTCAGCAGTGTACAGAGTAGACAGGTATTCCTGCTTGTACTGAGTCTGTGAGCGTACAGCCATTTGCTCTGCGTGAACAACGGCATCCTTGTGGAAGAACAAGCAACCACGAGTGTCGAGAGAAGACGCGCTGTTTTGAGCAGCAGCTTCAATGACAGGACAGTTAGAAGAAACGTATACGTCTACGCCGTAGAGGTTTCCGATCAGTCCTGACTCAACACCACGACCACCTACGAAGTCCGAAGACACGTAACGGTCGATACCCATGATCGTTGAACGAGCCGCAGGAGGAACAATAAGAGCACGATTCTCCATAGGTACGTCAGCGTCATCCATCAGCTTAATCAGTGCGCGGAACACTACGTCGCTGAAGTTGTCACCAGTAGCAACAGTGTCAGCAGCGTAAGCAGCCAGTGCAGAACCAGCGTTGCTGTAGTAGCTGTTAGAAGCTACCCAGTCAGCACCAGTGTTTGCAGGAGCAAACGTCTTAGTTCCGTCACCGAAGCCAGTAGCAGCGTTCATCAGGTCAGTGTCAACCTTCAGGGCCAACTGATAACCAGCGTCTTCAGTGTAGAACTGACGCAAGCTGTTCAGTGCCTGAGTCTCAACGATGTCCTCAATAAAGCGTGAGTACTCGAAGTGACGGTCAACAGCGATCTGAAGCTCTGACTCAAGGTTAGCCTGAATCGTTACAGCAGTAGACTCAGCCTTGGCAGAAGCAGCACCACGGATTGGCTTAGGTACGTGAATGGTGTCACCCTTCTTGCCGGTCATAGAAATCTTTTTGACCAGAGGGGACATCTTTAGGTTCTTTTGGTACGCCGCAATTACTTCATCCGACCAGATTTCGGGGATAAAGGTTCCGGCGGCTGTCTTATCGACAATCGCGTTAGCTGTAGGATATACAGCAGAGGTTTCGCCAGCCATAATTAATCTCCTTTAGATTAGGCTATTTGACGCGACCCTCGGCATACGCTTGAAATATCTCGTTTGATAGAGACTGGTAACGCTCTGGGTCGGTCTTCATTAACTTAATAATATCAGCACGACGATATACCTTCTTACGTGTCCCTTCCCCTGTTCCTCTAGCGTTGCCTGTGCTAGCAGACTTAACCTGCTGTTTACGTGCTTGCTTTTCGACGTTAGCCGTTTGTTGGGCTACCTGTGCTCTTTCTTTCCAGAGAGAAAACAGTTCGTCAGCAGCGTCGTAATCATACTGTTGGTCTGCTTGTACAAACAGTTGAGTCCGTACCTTTGATCCTTTGATCCATTCTGCAAACGTATTGTCTTGCAAAATGCTTCGCATATCAGGATGCTTAGATTGTAACTGAGCTAACGCTGATTGCTTTTTGTAGTGCTGAGTGTATTGTTCAGCTTCTCGGATCTTCGGGTGGTTCTCAATCGCTTTACTAACAGCGGATTTAGGGTCAGTGAAGAAGTCTATATCATCTTCTTCTTGCTGTTGTACAGGTGCTTGTTGGTGTGAGAGTTGTGCCTGAATGTAGTCATCAACGACCCTCCGCAGTTCACCAACTTCAGAGCTTTGCTTACCCATCAGCTTTTCAGCTTCTTGGTGCATCTGGACAACTTCCTCTAGGGATTTGCCCTGATACTTCTCTGGTATGTTAGATACCGGTTGAGCTACCTCTTCTTCGTGAGACTCAAAGGTTTCTTGTTGTTCTACTGCGTCTGTTTCGTTGTTGTCTTCTTCGGGGCGCTCATCAATGAGTTGTGCTCGTGACATTATTTAAGTCTCCGCCTAATGGTTATGGAGTTGATTTACGACCAGCAGCTTCATGTTCTCGTACCCACTTCATGTGCCTTCCCGGAAAATCACCGGATGCACCTTCTAGTACGCACTGTGTTGCTGATACGACTCTTGTAGCATTCGCGCCACAACCGCACCTACTGGTTGTAACGTTACTCTCTACAAATTCTTCAAATAGGTGACCATTGGTACACCGAAAGTCAAAAACCTTAATCATCTTCGTCAGGCTCTTGAGTTAGTTCGTCAAACTCATTGTTTATAACAGTTTCAAAGTTAATGATGTGTGTCAATACGTTTAGTTGTCCTTTACGGAAAAACATATCGTTTGCATCTTTAGTTGCTTCTACTGAGTTAATAGCAACAGCGTTTGTTGTTAACTCTTCGATTAACT